AATGCTGACCATACTGTCACACCAGTACTTGCATTAGTATCACTATAAGCCACGCCTACTTGACCATCAGCTAATGTTGGTTGAGTAATTGTTGGTAAAGTTCCTACTAATTTAATTATTGCTTCACTACGTACAACTTCAGCACCAAATAATATGTTGCCTTCTAATACATAGTATCCTGGATATCCTTGATAGTTTCCTGGATATTGTGCCATACTTGAGAAGAACATATCGCCTACAGCTCCTATTGCGTTTGCAAAGAAACCTTTTATTCCAGTAGCAGTAGTTCCATTAGTCAATACAGCTGAATCTTGTATTTCGAATGTGTCTATACCATAAGCAACGCCTACGATACCTTTATCAACACCTTCAACACCAGTTCTAGTTTCATATTTTAAGAAGCTAGTTAGTGATGTGACAAAATTTGCATATTCAGTAGCTATTAATCCTAGCATATAACCACCATATATTTTTCTGTTGAATAATTTAGCTTTTAAATTATTTAATAAAGTTATATATGCTGTAGCATCTGCTGGAGCCCAAACAACGCATTGACCTACTGTGTAAGCCATAGCACCATCAGCACTACCAGTTATAGCTGTGTTGAATTTGTCATAACCGAATTTATCGATTTCAAAAGCAACTTCACTATCTTTTAATTTAATTTGTCCGTCTAATGCACCAGCAACGTTAGTTCCTAACATAACTGGACTTATTTTGAATCCATAGTCTAATGGTAATTGAGTTAAGTCAACCTTAACACTACCATAAGTAGCTAATGGAGTTGATATAGGTGTCAATATTTCTGATTGAGCTCTCTTTGTAATAGCTGAAGCAACTTGTTTAATTACCTCAATTATTGGAGTTCCTGTTTGACGTGCTACTTGCATGTAGCTTTGGTCTAAGAAATTCATAAATGTTGAATTATAATATAGATTTGCATAAGTTCTTTTAACAACTGATTGTAAATCCAAATTTAATGTAGCAAAGTTCATATTTCATACCTCCCTTTTATTGTATAGATATTATTTTGCCGTTAGACTAGATAGTGGTGTATCCCTAGTTATTTTAACTATAGTACCACCATTATTTTGTCCTTGATTACCCCCATTTAGACCACCTTCATTAGGTACTATTGGTTGGGTATTAGTAGTTTCTTTGAAATAAGTATCTTTAAATTTAGTTGCTATGCTTTCTACTGCTTTAACATCGTCCTTTTCTTCTGAAAATAGACTTGATCTTAATTTAGATACTTCATCAAATTGATCTTCTTTAAATCCTTTGGAAATCATAGTCTTTTCTAATGATACTTTTGATAAGTTAGCGTTAGTATCACTTAATTGTTTAACTGTGCTATTATAATTATTTTCTAATTGACTATATTTAGTAGTTAATTCGACTTCCTTATCTTTTACAGCTTTGTCATAATCAGTTTTACTAACATAACCTTTCGTAGCTTCGCCTTTAACATCATTAGCTAATGCCTCAATGTCAAAGTCCTCATTTTTAAACTTGATATCCTTATTCTTTAAATATTTAGTTAAATCGATATTCATATTTCTTCCTCCTTAAATTATCAGATTAAGAAGTGCATTATCGGTCGCGACACCTATGATAAATCATCTTTTAACTGGTGTATTATTATCGTAAACCAGTAATATGCTTTTTATAATCCCCCTTTCAATTCTTGTATTTTACCATTAAGCAACGACACCTTACTTTTTGCTTTATCGTAATTTTCATAATCACCTAAGTTCTTATAAATAGACATATCCGTTTTTAGTTTTGTTCTTTGTAATTCAGTAGATCTTATCTTTTGTTTGTTATCATATTTCTCTTGCCACTTATCACTATTGTAATCATTGTCTTGTAATTGAGATGAATCCCAATACAAAGTCCATTGATGTTTACAATTAGGATGTCCTACACCCCCCGCTATTGCTTCTTCTTGTGGTGGATATTTATTACTCTTGCCACTCTTACTATATACTTTACCTTGATAAGGCATACATAGAGGACATGCGAACGGATGGGCTGGAAGATATACTAAATCATTTCCTAATAACTCCGAATCATAGTTAGTTCGATTCCAACCACTCTTATTTAAGTTAGTGTTGTAAACCATACTATTATAATTCGCTATATTATGATAACTTCTAATAGTTCCATTTTTATTGTAATATGGAATGTTATTTTGATAATCATCATATTTGCTAACATAATTCGATAAATAAGTTCTTTTATCAACAAATCCATCTTCTAGTGTTTTATATCTACCACCATAGTATTTTGATATGTCTTTTGAGTACTTATCTTCATACCTTTGATATACACTTTCAGGATCTATCTTATATATCTCATTATATTTTGCTTTTGGATTAACTACTTTATGTCCTTGACTATTATTTTCTTTAACCATTTTTTCTAATTCAACTATACGTTCTTTCATAAAATTATGGTCTACTTTATTCCATATCTTTTCAACTTCTTCTTTAAAGTAATCAACTGATTTACTATCAATCAATGAATTAAAGAATAGTTTTTTAGTCTTAAATATGAGGCTGTAATAATTAGTCATAACATAATCTACACTATCACCTATAAATATACTCATAGGATCTCTATTCATTATACTTCACCATACTCCATCTTAATCGATTTCATCTCATCGTTATACGCTGTGACTAAATCGTCTACTTGCTTTTTATTTTTTTCATTTCCTATAAAGTTTTCGTCAATGAGTTTATTTAGTATAGGTAATATTATCTTGGCTTTATATGTCATTGGTATTGCAGTCACACCTTGAATCTTACTCATAACTGCTAACTTCTTCATATCATCAAACTTTTCATTTGCCCCAAAGTCCCAACTCAATTCACTAGGTAATAGATTTTCGGTTATATTTAAGCTTGTTTGTGCTTTAACTATATTTTCCATTAACTTGTTTATTTGAGGTGTTATTTGTGTCTTTATTGCTTCTACTGTCATATCGCTTGAATTTTTACTTACATCGACATTTGCAGTATTTTGATAAGCATCTTTTTCGTATCCGAATGATACGGGGCTTAATCCAGCCATTTGTATTACTTGATAATCATAAAACTTAAATGTATCAACGTATTGTGTGACTCTTATATCACCTTGTAAGAAGTTGAATAGTTGATGATCTTTATCACCAGGTAATAATGTAAAGTAATCTTGTAATTTGCCTACTGATATAGTGTCTACTTGATACGCCGTACTTCCTGGCTTCCAAGCTGTGACCATATCGCCACTTTGATAGTGTTGACTAGTCACAATTCTAGTTCTAGTCTTTTCTATCTCATCGGCAAGTGTATTAACTACTTTCATTTCTTCATTTAAGAACTTTTTACTATCCTTAAAGAACTCTAACCCTAAATCTATATTAATCAATACTTCGTAAGGTAATATATATCTTGGTTTGTATTCACTTCCAGTCATTCTATTGAAATGACCTATGTTTATTTCCGTTTTTTCATTTGTTGAGCTTAATTGATAAGCTTGAAACGTTAAGTCAGTATTACCATTTAATAATTTGATATTACGTCTTAATATATATGTATATTTATCATCTTTACTTATTGCGTCAAAATCTTGTTCTATAGAAGCTTCGATTACTTTATCAAACTTCTGTACTAAATCGAATATATCGGATCTTTTAAAACTTTCAAGATATATCTTATCATCATATTTGTGTATGTATATAAATGATTCTTTTTGATATACTGCCAATTCTAATGATTCTTTAAATGTAGGCATTAACCACCTTATATCTAAATTATCTGTTTGTGTGACTAAGTCACTTCCAAATATTTGATTTATTATGTATGTAGCTATCTTCTTTGCTGAAGGGGCTACACAATATTGTGATTCATAAGGTATATTGCTTTTACCATTTGTTATACCATTTTGTATTATTGTAGCTTCAATCTTTATGTATGGAGCTCCTAGAACGTTAAAAGCAGGTCTTACTCGAGCGTTGTTCATTCTACATCAACTCCTTCGTATAAT